GGAGCTACACTCAGGATGGCGAGTTTAACAACGCAAGGGTTCCTATCCAGCCTATCAACTCTACAGGAAGTGCTTCTAAGATGCAACTTCTTATATCAAACTACAACCACTACCTTGAGATGATTAGGTCTGTGAGTGGTTTGAATGAGGCTAGAGACGGTTCTACACCAAATCCAGATGCACTCGTTGGGGTTCAGAAGCTTGCAGCTTTAAGCTCAAACACAGCTACACGACATATACTTGAATCAAGTCTATTTATACTCAGAAGGCTTTCAGAGGCTCTCTCGCAAAGAGTTTCTGATATACTTGAGTACGCAGACTTTAAAGAGGAGTTCTTAAATCAGATAGGAAGTTATAATATTGAAACCTTAGAACAAATCAAGGATTTATACTTGCACGACTTTGGTATATTCATAGATATAGCTCCAGACGAGGAGGAAAGGGCGCAGCTTGAACAAAACATTCAGATGGCACTATCTAAACAGGATATTAACCTTGAGGATGCTATTGATATTCGAGAGTTGAAGAATATAAAAGTTGCTAATCAACTTCTTAAGGTTAAACGTAAGAAGAAGCAAGAGGCCGACCAGCAACAACAGATGCAGATGCAGCAGATGCAATCTCAGACGCAGATGCAATCTCAGCAGATGGCAGCACAGGCAGCGCAACAGAAGATACAGCTTGAGGCTCAGGCTAAGATACAGCTTGAACAAACTAAGACACAGCTAAGCATGCAGAGACTTGACGCAGAGGCTAATGCAAAGCTTATGTTGATGGAGCGTGAGTTTGAGATGAATATGCAGCTACAGGGCATGACACAGGATCAGTTGCAAAAGCGTGAAGACATGAAGGAGGATGCGAAAGGTAAGCGTATTGACAAGCAGAATACACAGCAGTCAAAGCTTATCGAGCAGCGCAAGAACAACCTACCTCCAATGAGCTTTGAATCGAATGAAGACAGCTTGGACGGGTTCGACCTTGCTGAGTTTTCACCTCGATAAAAATAAAATCAATAAATTTGCATAAAATTAAATCAAAATGGCTGAATTTAAAGTAAGAGACCTCGGAGAGGTTGAGTCAAAGTCTGTTCAAGAAGTAGAGAATGAACTTCTCGAAAAGCATGAGCAGCAAATGAAGAATGAAGAGCAGACGGCACAAGAGCCTGTTGCTGAAGAGAATAAGGTAGAAACTCCAAATGAGGAGTTTAAAATAAAAGACGAAGACGTTCTTTCACATATTAAAAACCGATACGGTAAGGAGATAAACTCACTTGATGAGTTATTTTCCGAAAGAGAATCATCCCCTGAATTGCCAGAGGATGTTGAGGCTTTCTTTAAATACAAGAAGGAGACTGGTCGAGGTATGGATGATTTCATCAAGTTAAATAAAGACTTTGATGAGATGGATTCAGATACGTTGCTTGAAGATTACTACAAGCATACAGAAGAAGGTTTGGACAGTGATGATATCAATGATTTGATTGATTCAAAGTTCGGATACGATGAAGACCTTGACGAGGAGTCACTTATAAAGAAACAAAAGTTAGCCAAGAAAAGAGAACTCAATAAAGCTAAGAAGTTTTTCAAAGAGCAGCAAGAGTCATACAAGGTTCCACTTGAGTCAAGTAAGGGGTCTGACGATTTAAGCTCTAACGAAGAGTACAAGGCTTATAGAGATAAAATGAAAGACGCAGAAAGTGTCGAAGCTGAGAACCAGAAAAAAAGAGAATGGTTCAGCAAGAAGACTGATGAGCTTTTCAGTGACGGATTCAAAGGTTTTGAGTTCAGTGTCAATGATGAGAAATTCACCTTCAAACCAGCGGATGCAGCGGAGCTTAAAGAAAGTCAGCAATCACCGATGAACTTCGTAAACAAGTACATTGGAGAGGACGGCCTTCTAAGTGATGCAGCAGGATACCATAAAGCTCTTTCAGCAGCAATGAACCCCGACAAGTTTGCCAAGTTCTTTTATGAGCAAGGTCAGGCATCAGCGGTTGATGGCATGGCGAAGAGGTCTAAAAATATAGACATGGACACTCGCAGAGCGCCAGAGGTCACTAAGAAGGGGGGAATGCAAGTACGGTCAGTAAGTCAAGACTCAGGTCGAGGCTTAAAGATTAGGAGTAAACGAACATAAACTTTTTAAAAAACAAAAACAAAAATGGCTTTATTATCAAACCCATCATTTCAGTTGCAGCCAGCCCCAGAACAAGTGGCATTGGCAAGCAACTACATTACAGACTTTAACTTCTTGAACCAGTATCTTCCTGATACTTACGAGAAGGAGTTCGAGCGTTACGGAAACCGAAGCGTTGCATCATTCCTACGTATGGTAGGTGCTGAGATGCCTTCTAACTCTGACCTTATCAAATGGGCAGAACAAGGACGTCTACACACTAAATACGTTGCGGTAGGTATTGACCCTGCGGCTATTGTAGGAACCGATGTTGTTATATTCCAAGTTAACGATACCGTAACCAATAGTATTGCGGTTAGAGAAGGACAGACTGTTCTTATTTCTCAAAATGACGGCTCTGGAGTGAACAAAGGTGTAGTTACAGCTACAAACCTACCATTAGGGCAATTTACTGTTGCTTTCTACGAAGGTGGCGGTCTTGTTTCAATTGCTGCTATTCCTGCTTTTGCCAACTCTGATGTTACCGTTATGATTTACGGTTCTGAGTTTGGTAAAGGAACAAACGGAATGGAAGGATCTCTTGAGGCTGAAGATGAAATCTTTGACAACAAGCCAATCATCATCAAGGACAAGTATTCTGTATCAGGTTCTGACATGGCTCAAATCGGATGGGTAGAAGTTTCTACTGAAAACGGTGGTACGGGATACCTATGGTACTTGAAGTCTGAGCATGAAACTCGTCTACGTTTCGAGGACTACCTTGAGACTGCAATGATTGAGGCTGTTCCTGCTGAGCCTCTTTCTGGTGCTATTGGACTTGCAAGTCCTTTGACAGGTTCTGAAGGAGTCTTCCATGCTGTTGAGCAGAGAGGAAACGTATTCGGAGGTGGTAACCCAACTACCCTTGCTGAATTTGATTCAATCATCCAAAGACTTGACAAGCAAGGTTCTATCGAGGAGAATGTTATTTTCGTAAACCGTCAGTTCTCTTTCGACATTGACGATATGCTTGCTGCACAGAACTCTTACGGAGCTGGTGGTACATCATACGGATTGTTCGACAATGATGAGCAGATGGCATTGAACCTTGGATTCTCAGGATTCAGAAGAGGTTACGACTTCTACAAGACTGACTGGAAATACTTGAACGACCCAACCATGCGTGGTGACCTTCCTTCTGGAGCGGTTAACGGTCTTCTTGTTCCTGCTGGTTCAACAACTGTTTACGACCAAGTTCTTGGAAAGAACGCTAAGCGTCCATTCCTACACGTTCGTTACAGAGCTTCAGAGACTGAAGACAGACGATACAAGACTTGGGTAACAGGTTCTGCTGGAAGCGCACGTAACTCTGACCTTGACGCTATGGAGGTTCACTTCCTATCTGAGAGAGCAGTTTGTACGCTTGGAGCGAACAACTTCGTTATCTTCGAGGACTAATACAACTTGAGGGGAGGGTGGTAACACCTTCCCCTTTATTTTTCTTAATCATAATCTAAATTCAAATGAAAACAAAAGAAGCACCACTGGTGGATAAACTTTACAAGCTAAGGAGAGATGTAGCTCCCCTATCCTACATCCTTCCATCAAGAAACAGTCACAGACACAATCTGATGTACTTTGATGGAACAAGCAACAGAGCGTTGCGATACTCACCAAACCAAAAGACACCATTCGAGGATGAACAGGACAAGAATGTCATTCTTGAGCCAATTATCTTTGAGGATGGATTCTTGAAGGTTCCTAAGACAAACCCTGTGCTACAGTGGTTCTTAGAGATTCACCCAGACAATGGAAAGAAGTTTGAGGTTGTTGACAACGAGAAAGATGCTGAGACAGAGCTTGAGGTAATGAACTACGAGGTTGACGCTCTTATTGCAGCAAAACAACTCGGGCTAAATGATCTTGAGCGTATCGGTAGAGTAATCCTTGGACGTGACGTTACACGAATGAGTACGGCTGAGCTGAAGCGTGATGTTCTTGTTTATGCTAGAAGAAACCCAAAAGAATTTCTGAACACGTTGAATGACCCTATGACAAACATGTCGGCAACAGTGGCTTTGATGTTTGATAAAGGTCTTTTAGGCTATAGGTCAGGTAAGGATGTACACTTCAACCTTCCAAACAACAAGAAGCGAATGCTTACAGTTCCTTACGGTGAGGACAGAGACTACATTGTA